ACAGCCTAAACAGCCGGAACACCCTGAACAGCCTGAACAGCCTGAACAGCCTGAACAGCCTGAACAGCCTGAACAGCCTGAACAGCCTGAACAGCCGCAAAAATCCAAAGCCGGGGGTAAAGGTGGAAATAAGCGCGGAGCAGATGGCGCTGATAAAGACGCATCTGAGGGTTGATAGCGACGCCGAAGATTCGCTCATCGCAGCCTACACATCAGCGGCCGTCGATTATGTTGAGCAGTTCTGCGACGGCGCGCTGGTGGAAACATTAACACCGCCGGTGGAAGGGGAGACTCCGCCCCGTGAAGTTCTTTTTACTTCCGGTATCTGGGCGGCAATGCTTTTGCTGATTGGCCACTGGTATGCGAACCGCGAAGCAGCAGCGCAAAACCTCACGGAAATGCCGCTGGGTGTTGAGGCGCTACTGATAAGGCACCGGAGGTGGCACTGATGGCCTGTTCCGGATGTGCCGCGCGCCGTGAGTGGCTTAAAAAATGGATGACTATCGCCTATGAAAGAGCAACAGGTAAGCGCGTTACTGACGGCGCTGGAGGAACAAACGAAAGCGCAGCTGGCGCAGACCGCCGCGATAAACCGGCTGGCGGAATCAAATGAAGCCCTGGTCGCCGTGATCTACCAGTCCGTGGTCGATGATGTCAGCGATGACGGCTTATCGCCGCAGACCTATCTGAGTGGTAAACCCAGGGGATAAACATGCAGGCAGGAAAACTGAATAAGCGTGTGATACTGCAGAAGCCTGTTAAATCGCAGAGCCCGGCCACTGGTGCGATCGTTAATGGCTGGGCTGATGTGGCTGAACTGTGGGCGAACGTAACCGATCTGTCTGCTCGCGACTTTGTGGCCGCGCATGCCGGACAGAATGAAGTCACAACACGCATCACAATACGCTGGCGCGGGGATGTTACGGACAAGCACCGCATCTTATACAGCGGACGTGTGTATGACATTGCCGGCGTGCTGGAGGATGACAAAAGCGGCCGGGAATATCTCACGTTGCCATGTGCCCGGGGGGTAAACGATGGCTGATGGTATCAATGTTCAGATCACCGGCATTGAGTCGCTGAAGCAGAAGCTCAACGAGGTGAACGACGATCTGAAGCGAAAGGGCGGCCGTGCGGCGCTGCGCAAAGCAGGTAACGTCATTGTGAACCGGATTAAGGCCAATGCCCTGCGTCTGGACGATCCGCAGACGGCCCGCAGTATTGCTGATAATGCGGCGCAGCGCTGGAACGGAAGGCTGTTTAAGCAAACCGGTAATCTCGGCTTCCGGATCGGCATTCTGCAGGGGGCGAAGCTTAAAAAAGATCCCAGCCTTGCCGCTGATGCGCCCACCCCGCACTGGCGACTGCTCGAGTTTGGTACGGAAAAAATGGCGCCGAAACCTCTTGTGCGCGCAGCGGCAACCTCCCGCGTTCAGGATGTGATCACCACGTTCACCACCGAGTATGAAAAAAGCATCGACCGGGCGCTGCGGCGCGCACAACGAAAAGGAGGCGGAACGTGATTGCCCCCCTGTTTTCCGTCTGCGCGGCCAGTCCCGCAGTGCGGGCGCTGATTGGCGATTCGCCCGTGCGGCTTTACCCGTTCGGGCAGCAGGACGATAACGTGATTTACCCCTATGTCGTCTGGCAGAACGTGAACGGCGCACCTGAGAACTATCTCGGACAGCGCCCGGATGCAGATACCTGGTCCCTACAGGTTGATGCCTGGGCGGATACTCCGGATGAGGTGATCGCTGTGGCCGCCGCGCTGCGCGATGCCATTGAGCCCCACGCACATATAACCCGTTGGGGCGGACAGGAACGAAACCCCGAAACAAAGCGCTATCGCTATTCCTTCGACGTTAACTGGATAGTGAAGCGATAACCCCTCAATACACCGGCCCGGCGCCGGTTTTTTTATGCACGGAGAAAACCATGTCTGTACTGACGCAAGGTACTCAGTTTTTTGTGCTCGCCCAGGGCGCGGTAAGTGAAATTGAATGTATCACCAGTTTTTCACCCGGTGGCAACCCGGCAGATCAGATTGAAGATACCTGTCTTTCTGAGCGAAACAGCCGCACCTACAAGGTTGGTCTGCGTACCCCCGGGCAGGCGACGGTGGGCCTGAACGCTGAGCCGGAAAACGCCAGTCACGTGATGCTGCACAACCTGGCGAACTCTGACGACCACGAAGAGCTGACATTTGCGGTAGGCTGGTCTGACGGTACTGCGAAGCCGACGGCAGCAGCGCAGGGCGCAGCCGGAGCCGTTGACGGCCTGACGCTACCGGACAGCCGCACCTGGTTCATTTTTCGCGGTTATGTCTCTGACTTCCCCTTTGACTTCTCCGCCAATACGGTGGTGACCACTTCGGCAACTATCCAGCGCTCCGGCGGGTCTGTCTGGGTACCTAAGGCGGGTGACTGATGAAACTGACACTCGATGCGCTGAAACAGGCCGGGGCATTTACGGGGCGCCCGGTTGAAAAGCCAATCACCTGGCGCCAGGGTGAGGAGGAATTTAACGCCACCGTCTTTATCCGCCCGCTGGGCTATCACTCGGCTATGACGGATGTGATGGCCGCTAATGGTCGTGTGGATGGTGTGGCGGGCCGAATTGCCGCGTCTGTCTGCGACGAGAACGGCAAGCCTGTGTTCACGCCTGCGGACATTACCGGTGAGGCTGACCCGGAGCGCGGCGCGCTGGACGGCGCGCTGACCATCGCCCTGCTGGTGGCTATCCAGGAGGTTAACGATCTGGGAAAGATGAGCTCAGCGCCAACGATGAATTCTGGTGCGAACTCGTCCTCAATGGGATCGGTGGAAAAACCATAGCGGAGGCTCAGGAAACCCTGAGCTTCAGGGAGTTCCAGATCTGGGTGAAATATCGCGAGCGTTACGGGAGCCTGAATCCGTTGTTGCGCACCGAGTGGGCGGCCGGGATGATCTCCAGCACCATTGCCAATGTGAACCGCGGCCAAGACACAGCGCCTTTCAGCGTCACTGATTTCACCCTTCATTTTACCAAAACAGCGGCCACCACTGACCCCGTCACGCTTGATGAGGCTATGCGGACCTGGTCGTAAACATTCACGGAGACGGTATGGCAGCCAGATCGCTTGGAACCCTGACCATTGACCTGATTGCCAATATCGGTGGCTTTGCGGCGGGCCTTAACCGGGCTGAGCGGCAGTCTCAAAAATGGCGCCGCCAGGTACAGGAAGATGTCCGTCTTGCCGGCGCCGCACTGGGGTCGATGGCAACTATTGCGGCAGCGGCAGCGGTATCTGCAGGCGTGGCAGGGATCAACCTGTTAAAAACCACATCAAAGCAGATCGCTGAAACTGACAGGCTCGCCAAATCCCTGCGTATGTCCACACAGGACTTACTGGGCTGGCAGTTCGCCTCACAAAAAGCTGGCGTGTCAGGCGAGCAGATGGCCGATATCTTCAAGGATATCGGCGACAAGATTGGTGATGCGGTCCTTAACCAGTCGGGTGAGGCTGTCGATGCGCTGAATGCCCTCGGCCTGTCAGCGAAGAAGTTGTCCACGGAAACGCCGGACAAACAACTGCTGGCAATCGCCGGGGCGCTGGATAAAGTGGGCACCAACGCGGAAAAGATCACCATCCTCGAAAGCCTGGGTAATGACCTTTCAAAACTGCTGCCGCTTTTTGATAACAACAGCCAGAAGCTCCAGCAGTTCCTGAAGCTTTCGCGCGAATACGGCGTTGCGCCGGATCCGCAGTCCATTGATGATCTGGTCAAAGTAAACTCACTTTTTGAGGATATGGAGACCCAGGCGCAAGGGCTGAAGATGGAAATTGCGGCAGGGCTGGCGAGGGTTGACCTTACTCCTCTTCAGAAAGGCCTGGGCGAGCTTAGATCTGTTTTTACCGATCCGAAAATCATGCAGGGTCTGGCGGAAATGGTGGGAGGTATAGCCTCTCTCGTCGGCTGGCTGGGGAAGGCTGCCCATGAATTAGGCAACCTTATTTACAATTATCTGGGTGGGCAAAAACTCTCTGCTAACGCATCACTGTATGTAATTGATCGCAGGATTAAAAATCTTGAGGCTGACCTTAACGACAAAGGCTTCCTGGCGGGTGTTAACCGCCTCGGCATGGATACGGAAGGGAAGCAGAAGGAGCTGAACGAACTACTGGCGCAGCGTATGCGCCTTAAGTCGATTGCAGCAGCGGCGCCTGTTATTTCCTCCGCAACATCTCCTGTTACCGCACCAGATAATTACACCCTCGCACCAGGCGAGTCCAACGGAAAAGTTTCCCCTGACACCAGTGCCAAAAAACTGGAAAACGCCTTCAAATCCATGGAACTGGGTTACCTGCGCCAGATTGCACTGATCGACACCACCGGTCAGAAAACAGCAGAGGTGACCGAGCAGCAGAAACTTCAGTTCGATCTGGCGGAGGGAAAGCTCACCGATATTAACGACGCGCAAAAAGTCCGGCTGCAGCAGCTGGCTCAGGAAGTGGACCGCCTGAACCTGCTGAAAAAAGCCAACGAAGAAAACGCGAAGGTAGCAGCGTTCGTTGCTGGCCTGCAGGCGCAGAATGATAATGCCCGCGGGGATCTGAGCGTGGATATTCAGGGAGCCGGGCTCGGCAATAAGCAGCGTGAGCGGCTGAGGGAACGTCTGGGCATTGAGCGTGAATACCTCGACCAGCAACGTGATCTGCAAAAGCAGTATCAGGCCGGTGATATCAGCCAGACAGTTTATGACCGTGAAACCCAGGCATTAAAAAATGCACAGGCTCAGAGGCTGGAAATTCAGGAGGATTATTACAGCCAGATTGATGCGCTGCAGGCTGACTGGGTAACCGGTGCGCGGGACGGGCTTGCTGACTGGGTGGATGATTCCACTAACTATGCAACGCTGGCGGCCGATGCGATGCAAAGCGCGCTATCAGGTATCAGCAGCAACATCGTTGACATGCTCAACGGCAACAAAGCGAGCTGGAAAGACTGGGGCATCAGCGTCATGAAAGTCATTGAACAGGTAATGGTGAACATGATGATCGCCAACGCGGCCAGCTCCATCGGTTCGCTGTTTGGCGGCGCTGCCTCGGCTTCCGCAAGCAGTGGCACTGCGCTTCAGTCATACGGGGCAAACCTGCAGTTCAACGCCAAAGGTGGTGTTTACTCTTCAGCAGATCTCAGCCAGTACAGTAACTCTGTCGTGAGTTCCCCCACAATGTTTGCGTTCGCCAAAGGTGCCGGACTGATGGGGGAGGCCGGTCCGGAAGCCATCATGCCGCTTACCCGCGCAGCCGATGGTTCTCTCGGTGTACGTGCTCTGGGAAATGGCGGCGTAATGCCGGGCGGCGGTGGCGCGCCGCAGGTCAATATCCATATTGATGGGAACGGAAACACCCAGACCCAGGCCAGCGGGGGTTATGAGCAGTTCGGGAAAGACGTGGGAAATTATGTTGATCGGCGTTACCGCGAGCTGATGAGCCGTGATATGTCTCCGGGCGGCGCGCTGTGGAATCTGGCAAAAGGAGGCCGCTGATGGCACTTGAAACATTCAACTGGTGCCCGCGCATCAATGCGGAGCAGGAGGTGAGTTTCCGCCGGCGAACCGCGCAGTTCGGTGACGGGTACCAGCAGGTATCCGGGGACGGGATTAATACCCGCTCGCAGAAGTGGACTCTCCAGTTCACCGGTACCGAAGCGTATATCGGGGCGATTAAGGACTTTCTCGATCGCCACCAGGGCGTGAAGGCTTTTCAGTGGCGCCCGCCGCTTGAGTCGCTGGGGCTATATCGTTGCGACACCTATACGCCGACTCCGATTGGCGCCGGGCTCTTCAACCTTTCCGCAACGTTTGAACAGGCATTTAAACCATGAGCCTAAACGCAGATTATCAAAAGCTCGAGCCTGGCGATGAAGTCAGGTTGTTTGAAGTCGATGGCACAGCCTTTGGTACAGGTGAGGTGTTGCGCTTTCATAGCTACAGCCTCGCACACACAGAAGCGGAAATAACCGCTGCTGGCGGGGATGGGAATAAGCTGCCGGCAAAATCAATCTGGTGGCAGGGGCAGGAATATAAAGCGTGGCCCTGTCAGATAGAGGGGATCGAGGCTTCCACCAGTGGGAGCAGCGCTCAACCCAAATTATCGGTAGCTAACCTCGACAGCTCCATCACAGCGCTGTGCCTGGCCTATGACGATATGCTGCAGGCGAAGGTGACTATCCACGACACGCTGGGTAAATACCTCGATGCTAAAAACTTCGCTGGCGGCAACCCCACGGCAGATCCAACGCAGGAAAAGCTGAAGGTTTTCTATATTGATGCAAAGAGCAGTGAAACCAACGAGGTGGTTGAGTTCACGCTTTCCAGCCCGATGGATCTGCAGGGGCTGATGATACCGACGCGCCAGCTCCATTCTCTGTGCACCTGGTGCATTCGTAACAAATACCGTACCGGTGATGGCTGCGATTACGCCGGCACGCGCTATTTCGACAAAAACAACAAACCGGTCAGCGATCCTTCTCTGGATGAATGCAACGGCACTCTGTCCGCCTGCAAGCTTCGGTTCGGGGAAAATAACGAGCTCTCCTTCGGCGGGTTCCCGGGTACGTCATTGATCAGGAGTTAGCATGCGTAAAAAGACCGTCACGGCCATCATGTCCCACGCTGAGGCGGACTATCCGCGTGAGTGCTGTGGCGTGGTGGCGCAGAAGAGCCGGGTAGAGCGGTATTTCCCCTGCCGCAATCTGGCCCCGAACCCGGAGGAAAACTTTGTCCTTTGCCCGGAAGACTATGCCGCCGCCGAAGAATGGGGGCCAGTGACCGCCATCGTACACAGCCACCCTGATGCAACCACCCAGCCGAGCGAAACCGATAAAGCCCAGTGTGACCTTAGCGGTGTACCCTGGCACATCGTCAGCTGGCCGGAAGGTGACTTACGGACCATCATGCCCCGTGGAGAGATCCCACTCATTGAGCGGCCTTTTGTTCTGGGCGTGTACGATTGCTGGGGCCTGGTGATGAGTTATTTCCGGCAGACGCACGGGATCGAGCTGAATGACTACCGGGTGGATTATCCCTGGTGGGAGGACGAGTACCCGGATAATTTCTATCAGGAATGCTGGTACGAATGCGGGTTCCGTGAGTTCGACGGCACGCCACAGCCTGGTGATATGGTGATCATGCAGGTTCAGGCTAATAAGTGGAATCACGCGGGTATCCTGCTGGAAGGCAATATGCTGCTGCACCATCTGTATGGACACCTGAGCCAGCGCGTGCCGTATGGGGGCTATTGGCAGGAAAGAACGATGAAGGTTCTACGCTACAAGTCTCTATGCTAACCTTTCATTAATTTCTTGAAGGGGAAGGCTATGAAAAAAGTATTATGTCTATTGGCTGTGTTGTCATTAATAGGTTGTAAATCTATCAACGATGTAAGAGAAGGTAAACCCGATAGCGTTTTTAAAACATCAAAATCTTCGGATGTTGTTTCTGAATGCATTCTATATGGCTGGCAAGGAAAAAGTTATATAGATGGGCCTATGAAAGCATACTTACAACCATTCCCAAAAGGAAAAACAGTATATACTGAAAATTATATAGAAGTTTGAATCGCCACAGATAATCTAGACACTTCCGAGCCGCTGATAATATTGGTTTTCGTATTCAGTTGGTGGCATATGATCACTCGAACCATGCCGACGCTTAC